ACCATCGTTCGTGTCTATCCAGAGGTCGCCGGTTCCTTCTGCCGTAGGTTCAGAGTCCTGATAAAATGTGGTTACTTTTCCGTCTGCCGTGGCCTGAGCTGTGGCTGCATCGGAGATGGCCTGGGCAATGTCTGTGTCTCTTATAAGCACCCAAGCTGCACCAGACCACCGGTACAGCTTATTCTTGTCGTTAATATCCGTCCAGAAGTCGCCTACCCCTTCTGCCGTAGGTTCAGAATCTTGGTAGAAACTGACGATCTTTCCGTCAGCGGTTGATTGTGCGGTGGCCGCATCGGCAATAGCAATAGCAATGTCATCGTCTTGAACTTCTGTCCAAGCTGCACCTGACCACCTGCACAGTTTATTACCATCGTTCGTGTCTATCCAGAGGTCGCCGGTTCCTTCTGCCGTAGGTTCAGAGTCCTGATAAAATGTGGTTACTTTTCCGTCTGCCGTGGCCTGAGCTGTGGCTGCATCGGAGATGGCCTGGGCAGCATCAGCTAAAGCTTGAGATATTCCAGAATCTCTTGCTAATACCCATTCACCCGCTTTTATCTCATCTGCCCCAACACATGCAGCCCGGTAAAGCTTATTATCATCGTCCGAATCAACCCACAAATCGCCAGTTGCTAAGGACGTAGGAATGCCAGCCTGATAGAATGTGTTTACTTTTGAATCAGCCGTATCCTGAGCGGCGGCGGCTTCCGGAAGAGAACCGGTAACTCCGGTGTTTGAGGTTAAGATTATCTTCCCGGCGCTTATGGCAGTTTTGGCAACTCGCCCATAGCTTATCCCGTCCGCAAGATAATCTAAGCTCTTGTTAGTTACTTCCCCGGTAGCTAAATCAACCGAACCTTTCGTAGCCAACGCACCGGCATCTGATAAAGAAGCTATACCTGATCCACCGGTAATCACAATGCTGCCGGTCATCCTGATACCATTTACCGGATCAATTTTAATATAATTATTTGCATCAATATAGCTGGCCCATCCATAGATATCAGATGAATATCCAGCGTACCCGTTAAGATTCCCTTCTCTGATATGGGTTGTAATTGTATCCCAAGGCTCTCCAGCGTGGGTGAATATTGACAAATACGGCGCATTTGTTTCAGAAGCTGTTATATAAACCCCACCATCTCCTGACTGCCCATAATTCGCAACAGTGGCGCCTTTTGTCCATGCTGGGTTTGAACCGTCTGCATAATCACCACTTAGATCACGTTGGACATAATACACTGGAGCATAAGCAACTACACCAACTCGCATCCATTCGCTGTCAGGGCCTTCTTTTAAGTGGAGAATATCTCCTTGTGCAAAAGTGTCATTTCCCTCAATTTCTAATACTGCATATCCCTCGGTTATTCGCGTATCTCCTGCCTCGGTTATTCGCGTATCTCCTGCCTCAGTTATGCGTATAATCGGATCACTGTCATCGGTAGACATATCTTCTGCCAGAACATCGCCACCCCTAACAGTTACATTGCTGCCCGAGTTCACTGTAATTGAATTATACTCAAAAACGGATGTTCGGATAATCCCTCTCGCTGCTATGTTCCCGACTTCCAAAAGATCGGAGGTCAAGAGCAATCCGGCCCCGGAAGCGCCAGAAACATAATTTGATGTTACAACGGCTGGAACACCGCCATAGTCACCATCAATAAAAATATGTTCTGCCGAGGTAGGCCCAACTCGGATTAAAGTGTTCGTCTTGTCTAATAAAATCTTTGCATCAGCCGGGGTTGCATTATCTCCAAAGAAAGTTGACCCGGCATAGAATCCAGCAAGCCGGATATAGGCATCGATCGAGACTGAATCATCAGCAGTGGCAGGCATATCCTCTGATAATTCATAAATTGAGACGCTACGGAGCTTAATATAACAAATGTCATCCGCTTCATAAACGGAGCCCATTCCAGAAAAAATGAATGAACCTGTACTATTGCGGCCCACATAATGATATGTCGAATCATCGTTGGAAGCGTACACATCGCAATGAGAAAAAACCGGATCGGTCGGAGGCGTGAAAGTGACACTTACCGCGCAATAATTATAAGCCGACCCACCTGCTACTAAATAAGCAGATATGTTTGTGGGATGGGACGGGACTATTTGGGGTGTCGCAGGTGTCCCGGTCCCAATTGATGTCCAGGTTGATGGTATTCCATAAACCGATATTGATTGTGCCTGTATCTCGTATTCCACTCCCTCTACCACTGCCGGTATCGTTATTGTAAGCGTCTCCATCTCCGGCGTGTACTGCCACTGTGATTCGCCGGTGATTCGATACCGAACACGATAGCCCCTGATTCGTACGTCATTTGGAGGCGGGGACAAATATACTATGAGAGACGATACAGACCCGCCCCCGGAAGTAGTAGAAACATCCGTCCCGGTATCTGTGCCGTTTATTGTCGGTGGATCGGGAGCAAGTGTCGTAATATCGATAGGCGTTGTCGTCTGCGGGTCGAATGGCGGTATTTCGCCCGTATCGGCATTGTAAATATCGGAAGCAACATCGACGAGGAATAACTGGGCGGTGAAATCAGAGGCGCGAGTGATCGAATGCACCAGAAGTTCCACCGTTTCCTTCTCGGCCTCTCCGAACATAGCGAGGTCGCCTGCTTTCGGGCCAAGAGCCTCCGCAACAGGTGTTGTCAGCTCAAGGACGGCTGTCTCTCCTGCAATAGTGACGACAGACAAAACAAGCGTCTTGCCGTCCGCTAACCGGAATCGGCAGGCATAGGATTTGCCGGCTTCCATCGTTACCAATTCATCCAGCGTGATATGGGTAATGTTCCCGCCGTCAATAGTTAATGATTTCACCCTACCCCATCCGCTGCCCCAGAGTGGGACATCGTGGGATACCCGGACTTTGTCACCTCTCCTGCATACCAGATGTTCGAAATCCATGTAGAGGGAATACATCTCAGGTCGGAGTCGTGCCTGTGCGATGTGGAATCGCCCGAATTTCCAGATCAGATCAGGATGCGTTATGCCGGGAAATTCTATTGATTCAAACAATGTCGCATTGGCAGACGTATAGCCGTCATCATAGACAATCCGTTCGTCGTCATCCCAGCCGTTATCTTCGTTCTTGAACTTGATCCGGAAGGCGTGAGGCCGGTTATACAGTGTCTTCTCGGCTGAGAACCCCCATGAGTTCCGGGGCGTGATATGCTGTACGAGAGTCTGCTCTCCGGTATCCGCAGTCACTGACCATAAGCCGTCTTTGATTGTCACCGATCCCCGCGCCGCCGCCGCGATATCCTGACAGGTTTCGAACACCGAAGCCGTATAATCCCGATACATATTAAAGGCGTAGCCGTTGGTTTCGCAAAACTCGTAAAACTCCCCGAGGGTATCATTGTCGATTTGTGCCGATGTCCTGGCCCTCGCGTTCGCGCTACCCATCAGCACCCACCTGATAAGGGCGGCTGGGTTGTTGGTGATCTCATAATCTACTTCAGCAGAGCCCCATTCTTCTTCGACAGAATCCCACACCGGGCAATAAGACGATACAACGCCATTGAGGTTGTCGATTGTGCCACTCAGTTGGTCGGTGGCCTTGATCCTGATTGCCGATACCGCCAGATTGTGAGGGAACGAAATGGGGTAGGTGGTCTCAATGCTCCTGAGATATGTCCAGTACACCTCGTCGATGATTTTATCATCGTCGGTATCGGCGGTTGTGCGGGTGATACCGATCTCGTACTGCTTGGTGTTGTCAACTGTCCACCGCCAGCCGTAGCGGACTGCGGAGGTTGTCAAGTCGGTAAAAGTTTTGGTTTCTACATCAGTCCAGGCGCCTCCCCCTACCTCACGGTATTGGACAAGCACGGTAACGCTCTGAGCCGTGCGGGTACCCTCGTTGTTGTACTGGACCAGCCCACGGGGGAAAGATATGTCAACCGATAACTCGTCAACATTCGCCTGTGCCGTTCTCACGATCTGGCCTGTGGCGGAGGTTAAAATTGTTCCGACAGAAACCTGATTGACCGCCGACGGGAAAAGCGTCAAGGGCGTATCCGTTGACCACCCTTCGTTTGTTTCGATCTCGCAGTTAGAGTACGAGGACAGGAGCGTATCGCCGAGTTTGATGTCTGATATGTCAAGCGGCCCGTACCCCCACACAACAAGCATTCTGAGATATTCATCTGAGCCAACGAGTTCCGTGTAAGATTTCGCGCCAAGCGGAGGGTAGACTTTATGCGTGCCGAGGGCAACCGGAACTACACCCCACGGATTTTCTTGATTAGAATTTGCGCCGATTGAATATGTGGGGGAATCCTCATAGCTCTGAACTGCGCCGGTCAGTTTCACAGGCGCAATCGCATTAACCAGGAGCATGCCAGCAGTAAGCGTCCCCGCCGCCGCAAGAGAGGCAGACATTGAACCGGCAGCAAACCACCCTCCAGTGGTGGCAAAGGCCCCGCCGGAGACGTACGTCGCCGCAACTATGACTGCAATCGTCAGGACAGTTCGGAGCGGGTTTTTTCCGCCCCCACCGCCATGAAGGGGAGCATAGATCAGGACATGGGATTGTTCGTCAGGTACAAGGCTCCAGTCAGAGCGGGGGACAGGTACACCGTCCACCTCCACGATATAGGTATCAGTCCACGCGGAGGCATCCATCTGCTCCACAATCTGCCGGATTGTCAAGCCATGCGGAACCTGCATCACCTTCGGCGCATGAAACTGCGCGGGTGTTATGATAATCTGCCTATCGGACATAGCGATAGAACCCCTCAACCTTCTTCTTCCATTGTATACCGGTAAACTCTTCAATCGTGGAGTTAATGCCCTCCATGACATGGAGCATCCTCTTCCGATCAATAACCAGCCCGACATGATACACCATGCTGCCCGTGCGGAGCAGGATCACGTCAAAGGGAAGAGGCTTGTCAACTTTCTGCCATGCCTGTTTCCCGTCCCGGATCATCCGGGAGACCTTTTTCAGCGAGGCAAGAGACCCGTCCACATACGCCCCGGCGAAGTCGGGGAGGTCGATCCCCAGCCGTTCCAGGTAGACCAAAACTACGAGCCGCCAACAGTCACATGCTTCTCGACTATTACCATTTTTGCCAAATGGTATTCCTACATAATGATCAGCCCACATTATTTGGCAACCCCACATTCAAAGCAAGGGACGGCTGGAAAGGGAATTCAAGCATATTGCTTTTTGAAAGATTTTCACTTGCCGGCAATAACTGTAAATTATCCAAAGCCCAACATCTTTGGAAATCAATGTCTTCAGCAATCTCGTAGTTGAATGCAGATATTGGAATGATATGGTCGATGTGCAATTTTCCATTCATATAATCATCCCACGTATAGCCATATGGCATAGTTTTTTTAAGTCTACTTCTTAAATCTTCAATAGTATATCCGACCAATGCTTCCCATTTCCTTCCAGCTTTATTTGATCTAATGGATTGCCATATTGCAAACGATATTCTTTTTGAGAGTCGTCCCTTTAATGTGGCCAACAACCTTGCATCTTTTGCCCTTCTTCTATCTCTATTTTCCTTCATCCATTTTTTGTTGTGAATGCTCCGCCTTTCCTTGTTTTTGATATACCATTTATGATAATTAGCGAGCCGTTTCTCTTTATTTTTATTATAGTATTCTATAGAATATGTTGGATTTCTTCTTTTCCAATCTTCCATTCCAGCTTTTTTACAGTCTATGCATAACGTAGCAAATCCATCTTTTTTTGTTTTATCTTTCCAAAAGCCATTCAATGGTAATTCTCTCTTGCATTTATTGCAAAGTTTTGTCTTATTATTCAATTTTAATACCTCAATCATATCAACTATTTAACGGCCTTCATATTTGCCCTGTACGGCCTTTTCTCAGCCTTGCCTATACCTTACCCTCACCCAAACAGACCCGGAAAGTAGCTCGGGACAAAACTACCAGCCGGATAGGGCTCTGTTTCCAATGTTTCCAACTTCAGCGTCCCGGTGATCGTGGTTGCGTTGTACGTGATATTTGTCAACTTGAACTCCGGCCATGAAGCGTCTATTGTATCAAGGGCGTTGTCCATGACAATATCCACCTGACAGGTGACGGGGGTGTAGACGCTCCTGATTGTTTCGGTGTAGGCCCGGTGGACATTATCAATTTCAAGCTGCATCTCCCCCGGCCCCTCGTCGGTA